TCGGCCAGCATGCGCTTAAAGCCGTCGGTCATGCCATCCAGCAGATCCTCAAACCCGCCATCCAGATTCATCCACGCATCAGCAAAAACCGCGTCAATGCGCTTCGCGGACTCTTCTGCCAGATCCGCCACCTTGGTAGCGTTTTTAGCCGCCGCCTCAGTCGCTTTATCGGACGCCTTAGCCGCATCCTTACGCGCCTGTTCCTCTGCTTTCAACGCCTCGACTTTCTTCCAGATTTCCATCTGCTCAGCAATCTGAGCAGAGCCAAAACCAGCTTGTTCAAGGCGATAAATTCGCGCTGCTTCAGCACCCTTTTCAAGACCGATACGCTCAGCCTCCAGCGCCTCAATGGCTTTTTCATGCTGGCCAGCCAGGGTTTTAGCAGCCTGCGCCGCTTTCTTATCCGCCGCGATCTTGGCCTCTTTAGCCTCAACAGCTTTAAGCTCAGCCAAGGCCAGCTTGATCTGCTTTTCTGTAGCCCCCTGCTGAGCCAGCTTATACTTCAGAAGCGCAACAGAATCATCATCCAGCTGCTTCTTTTTCAGCCTTAATGCAGCAATTAGCTCTTCAACTTTTTTCTTCTGATCAACAGTTTGACCCGCCGACGCCTCGCCAGAGCCGGTCGCATTATCGGTGGCTTTGGCCGTACCATCCAGCACACCCTGCAGCTCTTTCTGGCGCGCCATATAATCATCAACTGCCTGTTTCGCAGTATCGAGATTGCCCTCAGCGTTGATCAATTCCTTACGCCAAATCTCATAGGATTTAGCCTGACCACCCCAAAGCTCAAACGGATCACCAAGGGCATCCATTTTGGCTTTTAGCGAATCAATCTCTTCCTGATATTCCGCCGCAGCATCTTTGGCTTTTTCTAACCCGGGACCAAGGTTTTGTAGCTGCTGACGGGCCTGCGCCTTAGTCAGACCATCAACGCTGCCCATCAGCTGATTCAGCTCACCGCGCAGATCTTCAGCTTCATCGGCCTGAGAACCCATGGCAAACGTCATCGCCGTCAGACCAGCCGTAACCGCCAGACCAACAGGGCCACCCAGAGCACCCAGCGCAAAAGAGGCAGCACGCGCGCCGCGACTCGCCAACGCCTGCGCCTTAGCTGTATTCTCCGTAGCAGCAGCGAGGGCAGTTTCAGTCGCGATGACACGCTGATTAGCCGCTGCCAGCACACCCAGTGCTTTACTGCGATCTATCGCAGCAGTACCCGCCAACTTCTGCACACGGGCATTATCCAACACGCGCTGAGCTGCCGCCTGCTCAGACAACGCCGCACGACTGGCCGCCAGCGCTTTTGCCTCAGCCGCTTTCGCTGCAGCCAGATCCGCCAGGGCTTTTTTCTGGGTCGCAGCCTCAGCCGCTACCATGGCAGCGGCACTACCAGCCAACGAAGAAGTCAAACGGCCCGCGACAACGATAGACAACCCAGTCGCAGCAGCAGATACAACACCAATATGGTCCGCAATAGCAGTTGCTGCCACCTCTACAGCAGGCGCTACCGTAGCCAGGGTCTGGTTAAATTCACCCAGACCAGCATCAGCCAACCGACCTACAGCATCAGACATATCAGCAATAGCCGACATATCCGCATCGGACATAACCGCATTCAGGTCACGCCCCTGCTGAGCCATCTGATGATAGCCAGCAGCACCGTCGCGTAATTTCGGAATCAACAGCGTCAGGTCATTACCGAACATCTCCAACACTGCCGATTTTGCGGACTCCGACTCCACACGGCTCATTGCATCGCCGATAGCCAGAATCATCTCTACCGGGGATTTTTTCGCCAACTGATCAGCAGACAGCCCCAAACCTTTCAGCGCATCAATCGCCTCGCCGGAACCGAACTCAGCGGCCTCGCCGACCTTCTCAGCCGTGTCTTTTGCCAGCGACAAAGCCGCATCCAGAGACAGACCCACATCATTGGCGACATAGGCAAATGCTGACAGCTCACTGGACGACATGCCCAGCGCGTCAGACATGGCGACAATCTGTTTAGTGGCATTTGCCTGAGACACACCCAGAGCTACCATAGCAGCCGCACCGGTACCCGCAGCGATACCCGCCCAGGAACCCAGTGCGACAGAATTCGCGTCCAGAGCCTCGGTATTAACCCGCACACTTTCAGTAATACGGCTAACACTATCTGAGATCTGACGCTGACCCGCCAACGCCGCAGCCTGAGCCGCGCGCAAACCCTCTTGAGCTAGAGACGCCCTTTTTAGACTCTCTTCAAATTTGCCGATTTCCTGCGCATTCTGACGGGTAACTTTAGCGCCGTTCTTATCATGACCTTCAATGACAAACTGAATTTTATGCTGCTTACCACCACTCACACGCCACCCCGACAAAAACAACAGGCATAAAAAAACCCGCCAGGAGACGAGCTCTATTTTTTCTCATTAAGCACAGGCACTGCGCCCTGCTCTATCAACAATAAATCAGCAAAGACTTTGTTTTGCTCCTCTGCACTTAGCCCGCTACGGCTGAGCACGGAATTCACCCGACTATCTTTTAACCCCTGATAGAAACAACCGCCCATGTCAGCGACGATCTCCCATTGGCCACAACATTTCAGAAAAACATTCAGGGCTTGGACGTTTTCTGGCCAGAGAACAAATTCGTCCGGCTCTTCCACTTCCTCCAGCCAGTCCAGCGCATCAACGTCAACACCAAGCCAATCAAGATCTTCGTCAACTCCATCCGCCCCGCTGCCACCGGGCCGCTGGCCAGCCCAGTAACGACCGGCCTCTATTAGTTTTTTTCGCGGAACTTCTCCGCAAATTCTTTGCCATACAGGATAGACAGCATCAACCCCTTCAGCGCACTACAATAACAACGCACGTCCAGCAACTGATCCAACACTTCCTCACTATAATCCAGAGACTCTCCATCCTCCGTCACCAGACCAGGAATATCGGAGATAACCTGCAGCAGAATATCTCGATCCGCCATCTGATCTCTGCCCTTATCTGGACTAACTGCATCCAACAGCTCTTTACGCTCTGTTTCAGTGATATAGCGGACCACAACCGGCATTTTCTCCGGCTTTTTCTGCCCCGGATAAAATACGTCAACTTTTTCTTCTACAGTTTCAATCTTGCGGATAACAAATGGCATAACAAAACTCTCTTCAAAAAAATGCCCGCACGAAGGCGGGCTATAAGCAGATACAAAGGAAAGGAAACAACTACTGACTGGTAATCACGTATTCGTCATTACCAGTAACCGGGATAACACCGACATCAAACTGATAACCCAGATCACCATCTATATCAGCCTCACGGGGCTTTTTAGGTTGACCGCTGGCAATCGCCACTTTGACGATATTGCCTGCCGTCTTACCATGCTGAATAGACATAGCCACTTTCTGAACCCCGTTCTTGCTGTTTGATTTAGCAAGAAAAGCCCGCATCGCAGCATCGTCTTTCAACATAAACGTAACACCCGCCGATGCGTTACGATCATCCGTTACTGCACCTTCATCGCCCGGCAGATCGCGAAACTTAGTCTCAATACCGGTATTTAATGTAAGCTGCTGCAGTACAACATCAGTGTTACCATCAATCACTGCACTGGTATTGGCGTTGTTAAACGGCAGAGGTCTGGGAAAGACCGTAGGATCAAAAGCAGGTGGCGATGGGTCATCCACTGGTTCGTTAAACACCCCGGTAAACTCAAACGTCATCTTTGGCAGACCTTTGCTGAAGTCAAAACCCACCGATCCGCCCTTGGCCGCTGTGACCTTATGCAATTGGTTTTCACGCAGGTAGTACAGATTGATCGTCTCGAAGCCAGTATCAACCGGGTGATACTCAACACGGGGATCTGGATCAGGCGCAGGAATCAACACCTCCTGATGAGCCGATGCGCGCATCAACTCACCCCAAAACGGGGCATCAGAAGGCTCTGCTTTTTTGGCTCCGCTGACATAAACACCGAACTTCAATGTCGAATACAGACTGGTCTGAATCTCTTCCGACGCACCAAAAGTATCAGAATCCACATCCATCGTAGCCGTATCACCTTCGTGCAGGCCGATCTCCAGATCATGCGTCAGAATCGGATTTGCTGACGCTATCCCGTTGTCCGCTCCAAGGCTTATCCAAAGAAGTTTTTTCTTGTACTTGATTACTGCCATCACTCTTTACCTTTTTAATCTGATCTTTACGCTCAACCAGCTCTGTTTTTCCACCAAGCTGCCGGTAACTTCCACCCGCTCTTTTAACCATATTTAACCTCTAACAATTGATATCTACCCGCCAAAACTCCCGCCACCAAACCAGATCACCAGAGATGTTTTCTGCCCCACCTTTGGCGTAATAAAAACCACCGTGATATTCGGTAGGACACCACCCCAGCAAAGCAGAGCGGACCTGACTACGGGCCTCTTCCTGCTTATTCTGAGGCGAGACAATCCAGACGCCGTAGGTCAGAACATCCTCCTGAATGGTCCCGGCGTCTGTTGTTGGGCGGCCTGCCGCCTCATCCCCAGATAGCCATATCAGCGCTGCAGGTGTTTCTTTATCCAACTCATCCAGCGCTTCCATAAACCAGGGATGATCCACCGTGACAAACACAGGGCAGTTAGCTGTAATCCGCGCCTGCAGCTCATCAATCACATCAACCTGAGTGCTCATTTTTTATTCGCCGCCTTCCAGATTTCGTTTTCCATACGGTTGATAAACTGATTAGGCAGATCTTCACGCACAAAGTCCTGCACCCGATCCAGCAGCTTAGGGTTATCTATCATCTGCGCGATAGATGGCCCGTACTGGTAACGAGGGTCGCTTTTGTTATCTGACAAATCTGCCCGCCGCATCACACGGCCTTTTGCGATCCAGGCACCTTTAAGGGTTTGACGCCCTTTATCTTTTCGTACCCGCGCCGTCACACGCTGACGACGAGCACGATAACTGCCATTAACAGGGTGATTATTGATAGAGGTTTTGATCATGCGACTGGAGGGCTTAAACTTCTCCATGGCGATATGGCCACCAGCATAGAGCAACACCCTATGCCTATCCCGTCTTGCGCGCCGAAGCTGCAGTGCATCGCGAATGTCACGAGCATTTACCGCCCAAACACCGCGCACATCCTTACTTATCAATGTGGCCGCTTTGGCCGTGGTACGTGATAGCGCCGCCTGAAAAGCCCTTTCTACCATTTCGGGATCATAATGCTTGCTTAAGGCATACAAACTGGAATAACGCAAGCTAACCGTCATCAAACCACCTCCCAGGTCTCCAGCCCTTTATCCCGTTTCACCACCTGCAGCAAGCGATAAACACGGTTCGAGACTTTCACCTTTAGATTGCGCTCAGGCTTGATACCGCCAAACAGCAAGTCCGGTAGATCGATCACGGTAATCACTCGGGGATAACCCTCGTTATCCATTGCCTGATAGTTTTCGACCAGATCCACCTGGCACTCACCCGACGGCGGATCTTTGGCCGAATCCAAACCCGCAGCCCAGAACACCGCCGATGAGCCGAAGGTTTCCATAATTAGACCATCCGCTTCATCCATCAGCGCATCAAAATCTGAACTCACGACACCAGTCCCTCATCACGCATCTGCTCAGCCACCTTGGCACCCACAAGCGCCTTCTGCCCCTTCAGCAGAGTACGCGTATTACCGTCATCATCTTTAAAACGCACAGACTCTTTAGGTGTCACCCAAGCCTTGCTGTCGTCCTGCTCAGGCAGATTAGCCAGATAGATATCCACCAGCTCATCATCTTCATTTACCGTAAGCTCTTTACCCAGCACACCAGCCAGATCAGTCAGAGCCTGCTCCTGCTCCGCTTCAGCCAGAGCCAGGAAGTCTTCTTTGTTTAAAAATGCCATAACACCACCGTCACGCTGAGCGATCAGCGCTAATCAAGAGATAGAAGAAATAAAAGGAGATTCAGAAAGCGACTGAACAGCCGCCTACAGGAAAGGCTTATTCCTGACCTACAACCAGAATGACAAAGTCGTTGATATTGATAGGAGCCATCAACGGAGAAGATTGCGTCATTGTATATTCACGAGCCGGATCATCATTGGTCACCCAGTTGCGCGGGTAACGATCCGTTTGATCCGCCCCTTCACGAATCGCGTGAATATCCTGAATAGAACCATACGCCCGCACACCCTGAGCCCCGGTATTACCAAAGACAATAGTAAAAGGCGGCTGATAGCGCTTTTTCTGTTTATTTTCAGTGTAATAGTGCTGAGTGACGACAACCTGAACATCACCGAACCACCCCTTCCAACTGACCACATCACCCAGATCTTTCAGGGCAGTTTCCATGGTTGAGGTACTGCCACGGCGAGTATCCAGCTTATCCTTCACCGCCTTAAACGAGCTGAACAGCTTCCAGGCTTCCGCATCCATCACCATAAGATTGATCACACCGTCAGATGCCATACAGATCTCGGTAATATCCTGCGTCGGGTCATAGGTTGCCGGGTCTTGCTCGGTCCAGCGTTCACCCGGCCCAAGCACGACACGGTTTTCAGGACGCTGACCAAAATCAACATGCTGCGGTTCGTAACCCTCACCAGACACCACATAGCCACCGTTGATAATGCCCTGCACCGCTTGGCGCTCTTCATACTGCTGAATCGCCATCTCTTCCTTCAGCACATTGGTGGCAATGGCGGCATTGCGACGATCTGCAGGAGACAACACCCCGGTCAGACGCTCACCGGCCTGACGTTTCTGCAGCTTGTTCGGATTAACTTCATGCTTAGGCTTAACGTAAGCCGCGCGGAATTTACGAGTTGAATAACCCTGATCTTTCAGCACCTTACCGCCCACCACCGGGGAGACGGTTACCGCAATATCCACCTCATCATCCACGTCATCCAGATAGATATCTTCTGAATTCGAGGTGTACACATTGGGATAAAACAACGCCAGATACAGCGCTGTGAATTTAGATTTTTTCTGCACAACACCCATCAGGTCCGCTGTGCCGTAGGTATCCAATGGCATTTTATTTTTACCCTATAAACAAAAAAAGCCGCTTAAGCGACCTTTGAATTCATGCAATAAGTGCAACCCATTACTCAATCCTGCAGAACAGGATTAACCCGGTAACTGCAAACCGATTGGTGTACCCACAAAAGCACAGGCTTTTTGCACATCCGTTGCCGCCCCCGGCCAGGCAACCAGATCCGGGTTAAAGGTGCCTGCCTTGATCAACTGAACACTGACCGCACCGCCGGTACTATCCAGCACCGCAGGAGCCAAGCGCACCGCCACTTCAGTACCGTCAGTGGCTGCAGGGTCCCAGACATGGAATTCACCCGTTGATTTCTTCAAACCCAGCGGCGTATATTTCGCCACCGTCAGACCAGCGGCTAATTTACCTTCAACCGTCACCATAGGCTCAGAGCCTGTTACCCAGGTTTCTGGAATATATTGCTCTATCATGATTACCCCCGATCACCCGTTGCTTTTTCATAGGATGCCAGCAGGGCATTGCCTGCCGATGTATCACCCGCATCCGCATCAATATCTGGCTGACGTTCACTTTCCATCAGTTTATCCAGCGCGGTATTCATCTGATTCGATGCCGGAGCCGCCGGAATAGTCGCCATCACACCAATAGCCTGTTCTACCGTTAGATTGGTGTTAAATGCCAAATAGTTGGCCGTTTCTTTACAACCCTTGGCCTCTTCCGCCTGCAGGATGCCACCGATCCGGGCCCGCATCGCTGCAACCGCACCTGTATCAACAGAAGCCGCTGCCGACTGCTGAGCGACAGGAGTAGAAGCCGATTGCTGTGCTTCTGAATTAACAGGCGGCTGTTCCGCTACCTGAGTCATACCGGATTGATCAGCCTGTAACTGCTGTTGTTTTCCTGCAGTCGCTGCAGCAGGATTGTTTTGATCAGACATAGCACTACCTGTTGTTGATCCCAATGTGATAATCCTGCCCTGACTGGACAGGTATTCTGAAAAATACTGCACGGCCTCATGACCGTTGATTAACTCATCTGCAAAACCAATATCCACCGCCTCTTGGCCGGTATAGACACCCGCCTCAGTCGCCAGCACAGCCTCCACAGACATACCCGTGTGGTCCGCGACTATTTGCGCAAACTGCTGACGCAACTTATCGGTAGACATCTGAAACTTATCCCGCACCTCATCCGGTAACGCCTGATAAGGATTACCCTCAACCTTGCACGCCCCGGAGTGAATCAGCGTGACTTCAACACCCATCTCATCCATCTGCTTAGCCCGGCTGACATGAGCCATTACCACACCCACCGAGCCCGCTATACCCGTTTGCGTAATCAGCCGCCGATGAGCTGCACTTGCCAGCGCTTGACCTGCAGAACAATTCATATCATTGCAGAGCGACCACAACGGCTTGCCCGCTGCATCCGCCATCTTGCGCAAGGTTTGCACCGTATCAAAACAGCCGGACACTTCACCGCCAGGCGTGTGATTATCAAACATCACCCCCTTAACCCCGGCATCTGCACAAGCCTGTGCCATATTGGCAATAATGCCGTCATAACCCGTGCTACCACTGTAAGGCTGGATATGGCCGTATCGATGCCGCAATGATCCCGTGACAGGAACAACCGCTACACCGCCATGAACAAAATAAGGGCGACTGTCGCACTTCACATCATCGTGCTCAGCCCGAAAACCCTCTGCAGGCTCCTGCAGCTTATGACCGGCCAGCACCTCACCTTCGATATCAACCAGACGCGAGATACCAAACCGATCCGCCAGCGCACTAAAGAACACCCGCGCATAACCCGGCTCAACCAGCAAAGGCCGGTTAAACACCTTTGCTGAAAGATGAGGCAAACCACTCATATCACCACCCTGAATTTCACCCATAAAAAAACCCGGCCATATGACCGGGTTTTAAGAAACCGTTAACGATTAATGCAGCAGCCTATGCCGCTCTGACCAAGACAAGGCTTTCATCTGAAAATCACCCATCTGCTTTACATTCTCTTGCGGCGACCCTGTACCACCTGCCAGCAACCTGACAAACCGTACTAACAAAGCATCTGCCTCAGCCTGTCGCGCAAAACGACCACCTTGAACACCAGCACTGAGATGACCATTTACCTGCCCCTCCCAGTCTAAAATCTGGACTACACGCTCTGCACCGTCCTCAATCTGCTGGATTTGCTGCCACACCTGCAGCAGCCGGAACGCCTCAGCATAATAGGCGATCTCTGCAGGCTCGGTAGACTCCAGCGCACCGACAGAGAAATATTCCGCAATCACCCGCTCTACCAACGCCATATCAACACCGGCCATCAGCATCTGATAACCCGTCACAGTCAGCACATATTCAGCTGGGCCATCTGCAACACCGATGCGATCCATACCATCCGCCCGGATCGACAACAGGAAATAATGCCGACCATACTCAAAATGCCCCTGACCCAGCAGCTGCCGGAACTTATCCATCACATAACCAGGGCGGCTATGAATCCGCTCAATATCACCCACCGTCAAACAGCGACGACCCAGGTACTCTACTGGAGTATTGATCTCCAGCGGGTCAGCCGATTCAAACATCTGGCTTTGCTCGGGCATGCCACCCGAAGTCACTTGATCAAATGTCTGGATAACCTTTAAGTAAAATTCTGGACTGATCCACATGGCATAGGCATAAACCAATTCCCTGCAAACATAAGTACCAAGTCTAGGCTTTTTTGAAATAGACGGAATCCCGTCTTTTTCAATTTCCTTAATAAGACCTTTGGTTTGCTCGTTTGAAGTCCAATACCTAGGGCTATGCTTATTCAGCCCACCAGATGCCTTATGCAGATCATTCAAAGAGAACAACCCATCCAGCATACGAATATCTTTAGAAAGAATAGAGAGAGAAGCGGCCATGATGACCTCCTTGTATTTTTTTGAGAATTACCCACTTTGAGAATGGGTGTCAGGAGGCTCAAAACGGTTACAAGTACCGCGGACTTATTCCCCCGAAGGGTATTTTATTCGTCGCCCTCCCGACCTAATCTGCACACTTCGGGCGCAACTCGGGCAGGGAATGCCAAATTTCAGGCATAAAAAAACCAACGCTTACGGGGCTGGATATTCCGCTTGTAAAAGAGGTTTTGAGTCCTCAAGGCGAATACTAAAACCGGCAGACTGAATAAGTCAAGATAAACATCAACTGCGTGTATCACACACTCAACTGAACCCAGCAGTGTCCATGATGGACACAACTCAAAAAACCGTTCCTCACATCTGAGGAACCAAAGCACAGATCTGCGCTTTGCTCAAAAGACCATTCGTATCACACGAATGCTTGCACCGCTTTAAAGGCGCGTCTGTAGCAGCAATTCGTATTGATGTTGCTTTTGACTCACATCATCTTCCAGCACCGGCTTAACATGCTTCCACCGATTTAGGCCTGATCCGCAAGAGCTGGCTTGCTGCCTAGCCTCTTCAAAATCTTTCTGAGCCTTCATATAACGATACTTGGCGTTTTCGGTGCCATCTAAAAAATCATCAATCAGATCCAGCACCCAACGGCGGAAGGATTTTGCTTTTTCGGTACGGGCAAACATGGCGATGAGGTGGGCACCACGAAGGGAGAATACGCGGGTTTGTTGCTCACCACCTGACGAAGGTAGCATAACAAGTCGAGTCATCGAGTCGGTAAATTCATCCGCATTTCTCTGATAAATTTTCCTAATAGCCACATCGGGATCTGAATACCCCAAGGCCGTACCAATCTGGTACCCCCTTACCCAAATCTGATTATCAATACGAATAAATTCAATCTCGGCATCTTCAAAAGTCATCTTTTCCATAACAACATTCCTCGTGCTTTCAAAATAAAGGATGCAGCCGGGCCGGTGGAAAACACCGAGCACCGGCCTTTCGGGAGCTACCCTAGGCTGCATACAAAACCGACAGGCATAAAAAAACCCGCCGAAGCGGGTTTATTTAAAACAACCTGATTACTTATCTTTTTCTTTGAAGTAGTCGAGCAAAGAATCAAGCCCTTCGCCATGCGGGCCATCAAAAATATGCCACGAATTACTGACTTCAAAATAAATAGCACAATCTTCGTTAGACCAGTTATTACTAAAAACTACTGGCTCAGCATAAAAGACATCCGTATCTTCCTCTGACTGATCCACAACCCTCCACGCAATAACAGGCTCTTTGCTAAGCCGCACAATCCCGTCATCATCTTCTTCAGGAAGCACTACGTAAGCCTTCTTATTATCCTGGACTACTTGGACAATTTTATTCACCGTCTTAACACTCTTACTCATAACGCCCCTGTTTATTTCATAAACCTGAACAAAAAAGCCTGACCAATTGGCCAGGCTTTAAAACCTAAAACTAAAGCTTTATTTCTCTGATGTTTCGAGAAGCCTATTCATCTTTTCAAGAAGCTCTCTGTTAACCCGATCCGACTCATCTAGCTTTTTAGAAATAGCTTTGACCTCTTTTTCCAGGTCTTTGATTGCGTCTTCATTCGATTCTTCCAGGTCATCAAGCTTATCTTGAACTACCTCAAGCCTTGTCTCCGCAACCTTGGTCGTAGCATTGAGATCATAAAGTTGCAATGCACCCCAACCAAAGACAGCAAGAAGCGCAAGCAAAACAGCAACCGCAATATTGAGCCTATCTTCAACTTTACTTACACCAGCTGGCACCCCACCCAGAGCACCGATATCAGATTGCACTCTACCAATATCAGACTGAATACTACTTACATCAGTCCCAACAGAGTCAACTTTTTCTTTAAGGTCCGATATCTGATCACTATGCTCAGAAGAAGCATGAAGAACCCAGTCAAGTTTCTGCTTATCATCCGCACCACCTGACGGCACCCCGGATAATGGAGGCGGCTGGTTTTGAGATCCTGCTTGCATCATCACATCCCCCTATGATTCAGCCACTCCCAAGTCTCTTTATCATGATACCCCCAGTAACCACTAAAACTAGAAACTATATGAGGACCATAGATATTCACGGGATTCTGACCACTACCAAGCAGCACCATATCAACATCATGCGGGGTAATAGCTTTCGAATCACTCACAAGCCATGCTAACTCACCAACCTTCTTGTGATCATTAGGATATTTACTCTTTATCGCATCCTCAATGTTAGGTGCATTACCCACAGGAGGCTCCGCCAATGTAACAAGAAAGACAGCCATATCTCACTCCCAACCTAAAGACACAAGCGCTAAGAAACCAAACCTCTTAACGTTTCTAAATAACAATGATAGCCGGGATGGTAACGCAACAGCCTACAGAAAACTACAGCGAACGACACAAGCCTCTGTCTAACCGGCTATTTCATCACTTAAGCCGCTTCCTGATCCGACTGCATCTCCCCCATAATTTTGGCGGCATTCAGGCTAATCAGGTCAGTCGGTAGGTCTTTCTCTTTACGCTCTGCGATCTCCCGCGCCTGCTGATCGAACACTTCCTGATAGTCTTTACCCATGATGGCCATTTCATCTTCATAGGTGCTCAGGCCGGATTCAATCTTGAGAATGGCTTCTTTGGTTTCTTTTAAGCCGTCGATAGCTAGGCGGCCTGTGCCGATCCAGCGACAGCGGGTCCAGGCACCGATTCCTTGATAGAAGTCTCGGGTCGCGCCTTTGGGCAGTGAGACGAGATTACGAAACAGCATCTCTTCCAGTACGCAACGGAAGATAATGGTGGCTTTGCGCTCGGCAATAATCTTGCGTCGGCCCATAAAGTAGCGCCAGTTTTCACCCAGAGAGGCTTTAACCGTACTGTAAGACATCTGCTTAAAGTTTTTGCTGAGCGTTTCATAAGGCAGGTTCAGACCTGCCGCCAGCCAGCGCAGTACGGAGCTTTCAAAATCCACATAGCCGTTATCGACATTGCCGGGTGATTGTACGTTTAAGCGTTCACCACTCATCAGGTGCGGCACCCGCGCACCGTTCAGCTTCAACCCCAGGTTACTGTGATAGGCTTCAGCGGTGTTCATGTGGTTGAGTAGCGCCTGACTGGAGATGTTGCCACCGCCCAGAATCTCTGCGACCACATCCGGTGGCATATCGCTTTCAATGGTGGCGGCAAACATGGCACTGACTATGGCATTCTGCAGGCGGGTGTGGTGCATTTTTGGCAGCATCTGCATCTGTTCCAGTACGGTCAGAAACTGGTTAGCGCCTCGGGTTTGGCCGTCTTCTACTGGCTCAAAAATATGGGCAAATTTGGGCCGACCATGACGGGTTTCACGGCTGACATAGCGCCATTCGTTACCCATGCCGTGACCCAGGCCATAGCCATCGGATTGGCCGCTACGCACATGGTAGCCAATTGCGGCACCGTGACGATTAATCGCTACACCGGCTTTCAGGCCGTTACCATCCATCAGGCCGCCGGGATTACTGACCCGTTTCGGTGCTACGGATTTAATGGCGGTTGAGATGTAGGCACCTGTGCGGGGAATCCACTCTATGGCAAACATATCTTCCCCGGCCTTGGTGTGCATACCTACGCCTTCACGAATCATCATGGTGAAAGTGCGTTTGCGCTCTGCATCCAGGTAGCAACCCGTCGGATCTTCTGCGACCTCTAGCCAAACAGCTTCTACATCACGGGCAAAGGCTCTGGCATCTTCCTGGCTGATCCCCAGGGCCAGGTGATTCGGTTTGTAGCTGAGCCGGAACAGCTCACCCACGATATTGTCAATGTGCAGCTGTACGCCGTTGCTGGCAAAGGCGTTATTGCGCACCACGTCTTCAGCTCTGGCGTTACCCATATTCAGGTTAGGCAGCAGGGCGGCATCCGCAGTTTTAACACTCGGATACCAGTCGGCCAGCTGACCACCAAAACCGGCACCGGCACCCTGATAACTCATTTGCCGCAGGGGCTGACCACCCAGGTCAACCAGTTGCGGTGATTGTGACGATGCGATTGGTGCGTTCATAACTACCTCAGAAAACTCTAAATGCCCGGCGACGTTGGCTGGATGCCAGTACGGATTCCAGCTCTCGAATATAAGCCCTTAAACTGCCTGCACTGGCGGGGGTGTACTCGACCTTGCGGCCATCCTTTTGGATGCTGGCAACACCTTTGCCAATACTGAGCGCATGGAGCGCTGCTTTTGCTTCATCTAACTGCGCTTGTGTTGCCATCAGCTTTCCTGTTGTTAACCGCCCATTCTGCGCCCCAGTTCGGCCAATTGGTCAGCCACGCTTTTACCCGCTGCAGTGGGCGGCGGGTTAGGCCGATCCGTTTGGTTTCGGGTACTGGTTTGGGGTTTGAAGGTACGGGTTTTGGGTTTTGGTTTAGAAGGTTGTGGTTGTGGGGGCTGGGGTTGTTTTGGTTCGACTGTTTCAGCCACATCCCCAACCACGATATCAATCGGCTCAGCCTCTACCGTGCGCTCACAATGAATTTCAGTGATCAGCTCACCTTCATCTTCACCGCTGAGCAGGTCAGTTTGCATCAGCCCTGCTTCAAACTGATCCCAACGCTCAGGGCTCCACAGATGAATACGCTCTGTTCGGGCACCATGCATGGCGTAGTTTTCACAATCCAAGGCCTCCACCCTGGCACCCGACCTTTTGGTCCACTTCTTCTTACCGCCATGTTTGCGGGATGGAATCTTACTTTCACCCAACAACTGATCAGGGTAGTCATAGCGAACATCTTTATAGGCGTGCATTCTGCCTGACCCGCTACCAGTAAGCTTCAGCCTCTCAGAGACTAGATCCTTACCTTTTTCTACACCGACAATCCAAACCTGCAGACCAAGCTTGGATGCTTTGGTTGTGGCGCTCAGATCAATCTTTTTCGGCGGTGTTGTGATTGCACGCTCTAGATCATTACTACCTTTAATCGCACGAACATTTACGCCCCGCCCCTGACGGGTTCGCACGTAGTGATAAACTGCATCAGTGTTGTCACCTGAGTCGATATGCATAGCAGTGACCGGCACCGAGCCAAAACGCACATGCGGATAGCGACCAAATACAATGCGGTCCAGCTCATCCCAAACGGGGTCATTTACATCACTGACACCGGCC